CTTGAATATTACACAGCATTATCTCTGCTTGAAACCAATACTTCAAGTTTCTTCATTCCTGATGGAGATGGTCTCAATAGATTTAAGTCTGGATTTTTTGTAGACAACTTCACTTCTTTGAACACCCAAGAAGAGTCTGTTCCATTTAAGAATAGTCTGGATTCCGAATTCAAGATTCTGAGACCTCAGCACTATACAAATGCCATTGACCTTATTCAAGGTCCAGTTGTAAATGTAGATGCATCCTCTGATTTATCTACCGCACAACCAGAGGGTGTCAATATCAGAAAGTCCAATGATGTTATCACTTTGGATTATGCTGAAGTTGAATGGTTAAAACAAACCTTTGCTACTAGAACCGAAAGTGTAACTCCTTTCCTTGTAAGTTTCTGGCAGGGAAGTCTTGAGTTGACTCCAGCAACTGATACTTGGGTTGATACAGTAAGACTTGAAGCGAAGATTATTGACGTTGAGGGTGATTATGAGCAAGTAATGGCAAGAGCAGTTGATGAGCAAGGTGTTGATCCTCAAACTGGATTTGCTCCTACTATCTGGAATGCTTGGGAAACCAATTGGACTGGTAGAGACGTAATTGAGACTACAAGAACCAGAACTCAAACTGTTCCCAGAGTGGTTCACCATGGTCCTCGTGGAAGGATGTTACAAGGTACACGCCAGAAAAGCGTTAATGCTGGTATTATTGAAGATACTTTCCGTGAGGTAAGAGACACTGGAGTTATGTCCAGAACTGGTTCTAGAACCATTGTTACCGAACAATTTGATAGAACTTCTGTTGGCGATAGAGTCGTAAGCAGAAATGTTGTTCCTTATATGAGATCTAGAAACATTCAGTTTGAAGCGAAGAAACTCAAGCCTCTGACGAGACTGTATGCTTTCTTTGATAATTCTAATGTAACTAAGTTCTGTGTTCCTAAGTTGTTAGAAATTTCTATGACAACAGGAACATTTGAGGTTGGAGAAACTGTTGTTGGCACCATGATTAACGCGGGCACTGGTCCTGTAAACGTAAATTCTCCAAAAATTACCTTCAGAGTTGCTCAAGCAAATCATAAAGAAGGCCCATATGATTCTCCAGATAGAGTGTATCGTCAAAGTCCATATAACTCCCAACCAATGGGAGAAACATATTCTTCAACGTCTACAATTTTGAATGTAGACACATTCTCTCTTGCAAATCAAGTACAAGGCGATTTCTTTGGTTATGTTGAGAGAAACATGACTCTGGTTGGTAAGACTAGTGGTGCTCAAGCAACAATTACTGATGTAAAATTAATTTCTGATATTGGAGCAGCACTTCAAGGTAGTTTCTTTATCCCAGATCCAAATGTAAATACAAATCCAAGATTTGAAACCGGAACAAGAGTTCTTACGTTTATAAACAGCAGCACAAATAATCAAGAAACTGCAACAACTATTGCAGAAGAAGGTTACATTTCAAGCGGAACGATTGAAACTGTTCAAGAGAATATTGTTTCTGTTAGAAATGCTAGAATTCAAAACAAACTTGAATTTGAAGAACAAGCAGTTGCGAGAACAACTGGCACTCAGTTAGTTGGTAGTCGTACCATTGGAACAACTAGGGTTCAGCAGACAGTTTACTATTGGTATGATCCTCTGGCACAATCTTTCTTGGTTGATGATAATACTGGAGTTTATCTGACTAAGTGTGATGTTTTCTTCAGAACCAAAGATGACGCAGATGTTCCTGTAACCCTGCAGATTAGAACCATGAATAATGGTCTGCCCACCCAGAAGATTCTTCCTTTCTCTGAAGTAACACTGGATCCTGATCAGGTTAATCTCTCTGGAGACGGTTCAGTTCCTACTACATTTGAATTCAAGGCTCCAGTCTTCCTTGAAGGCGGAGGAACAGATTACGCTATCTGTATTGCTTCAAATTCTACAAAATATAGTGTCTATATCTCAAGAGTTGGTGAGAATGATCTGATTAGCGATACTTTCATCTCTAACCAACCATATCTTGGTTCTTTGTTTAAGTCGCAGAACGCATCTACTTGGGAACCAAGTCAGTGGGAAGATCTTAAGTTTACTCTGTATAGAGCAGATTTCGTTGAGAGTGGATCTGTAGAGTTCTATAATCCACAACTTAAGGAAGGAAATGGACAAATTCCTACGCTTCTTTCCAATTCACTTGGAATGAATTCTAAGAAGATTAGAGTTGGTCTTTCTTCAACATTCAATGATCCAGATTTGACACTTGGTAACACCATTACTCAAATTGGTTCTAATGCGACTGCAAACTTTGTTGGTACTGCAGGAACCAATGTTGGTACTATGAATGTTATTAATGCAGGCATTGGTTACACTGGACCATTTACATATCCTGGAATTGCTTTAACCACAGTAACTGGAAATGGTAGAGGTGCAAGTGCCGACATTCAAGTAACCGCTGACGGAACTATTGGATTTGCAACAGTTAAATCTACTGCTCATGGCGGTTCTGGATATCAAATTGGTGATGTTCTGGGTGTCACAACCATTGGACAAAATAATCTTGGTTCTGGCGTCAGACTTTCGGTAACGTCTATCGGAAGCAGCAGCGAATTGATTCTTGATAATGTTCAAGGAGACTTCCTGACTGGTGTTGGTAATACTCTTCAGTTTATCAACAATTCTGGAGTTACCACTACTCTGAATTATGCTGGAATGGGTGTTGGTCCTTATCTCAGACCAACAGATGTCACTGTTGAAAATGATGGCCTGCATATTAAGGTCAATCACAAGAACCACGGAATGTATGATGATAGCAACACTGTTACTATTTCTGGAGTTGCCCCAGATACCAAACCAACCAAATTGACTGCTGCATATGCGGCAGACTCTACTGGTGCTCTGACTGTTGAAAGTGGCAGTCAGTTCTTCACCTTTGAAAATGTTGGTGTTGGAACAACTAATGCTGGATACATCCAAATTGGAGACGAAATTATTGGATTTACGACTGCAACAGGTAGCTCCCTTGGAGGAACTATCACCAGAGGAACTGATCCTAAAGATTATCCAGTCGGAACTCCAGTTTATAAGTATGAACTTAATGGCGTATCTCTGAGAAGAATTAACAAGTCACACGAACTCTCAGATTCTACAGTTTCCGATTCTATTGATTATGATCACTATAATATTAAAATTGATATGTCATCTGATGGAACAGATAGAACTGCTGCTTCAGGACATCCAAAGCTCTTTGCTAATACAAAGAAATCAACTGGTGGCGAAACCATAAAGGCAACTCAAAATATGCCATATGAAATTCTGACTCCAATTGTTCAGACTGTTACTCCAGAGGGAACTAATGTAACAGCAACGGTTAGAACGGTTACTGGAAAGAGTCTGAGTGGAAATGAACTTCCATTCCTTGATAATGGATTTGAATCTATTGCCCTGAATAGACCAAATTATCTCACTTCTCCAAGAATTATTACTTCGGATGTAAACTCAACAAATCTGTTGACAGCACTTCCAGGCAATAAGGCATTTAATATGAGTGTTCAGATGTCAACAGTAGATACACGTTTGTCTCCTGTAATTGACACACAAAGAGTTAGTGCAATTCTGACTTCTAACAGAGTCAATAATATCATTCAGGACTTTGCAGTTGATGCTAGAGTCGCTGGTATTGAAGGAGATCCATCCGCATTCCAATATATCTCTAAAGAGATGACTCTTGAAAATGCGGCAACCTCTTTAAAAATTATTACTGGCGCACATCAGAATGCTTATACTGACATTAGAGCGTTCTATGCCATTGGTAATGACGGTGGATTTGATCCAATCTTTGTTCCTTTCCCAGGATATGATAACTTGAATGATAGAGGTCAGATTATCCGCCGTGAGGATTCAAGTGGAAGACCTGATAAATTTATTGAATTGGTTAAAGATGGAGAGGAGGATGCTTTCCAAGATTTCACCTTTACAAGAGATGATCTTCCCTCATTCAAGCACTTTAGAGTCAAACTTGTTCTGACATCTACAAGTCAAGCATATCCACCATCACTTAGAGACCTTAGAGTTATTGCCCTTGCATAATTATGAAAGAATACGTAAAAGTAAAGGATTCCCTGAGTTTAGTCAGGGATCCTAGTACTGGTGCAATCATCAATACCAGTAAGTCTGAATATGATGAATATATGAAAGCAAAAAAGAAAAACGCATCAAAATCGGAGAGAGTTGAACAACTTGAAACTGATGTAAATGATATCAAGAACGATTTGAATGAAATTAAGTCTCTTTTGCTAGACCTGGCAAGGAAACAAGACTAAATATCAATATAAGGAGCAATGTGTAAATGGCACAACCATCTACTAGGCAGGAGCTGATAGACTACTGCAAAAGACAACTTGGATATCCTGTTCTTGAAATCAACGTTGCCGATGAGCAAATTGATGACTTGGTAGATGACGCCATTCAGTTTTTCCAAGAAAGGCATTTTGACGGCGTATACGAAACATTTTACAAATATAAGATAACGCAGGCTGATATTGATAGAGGCAGAACTAGAGGTGGAAGTAACACTGCTGTAGGTATTGCAACTACTACTGCGGAAGTCACAATTGCTGGTGATAGTTCCGCTACTACATTTACATTTGAAGAAAACAGTAACTACTTACAAATTCCAAACAATGTAATTGGAGTTACTAAGTTGTTCCACTTTGACGGAACAAATACGGTTACTAACAATATGTTCAGTGTTAGATATCAGATGTTCTTGAATGATATCTACTACTGGGGTGCAACAGAAATGTTGACCTACGCGATGACCAAGACTTACTTGGAAGATATTAATTTCTTATTGACTACAGACAAAGCGATAAGATTTAATAAACGCCAAAACAGATTGTATATGGATCTGGATTGGGGAAGTGTTGGTGTTGATGATTATATCATCATTCAGTGTCATTCCACCTTAGATCCAAATGACTATTCTAGGGTCTACAATGATTCATTTCTCAAACCATATCTTACGGCCTTAATCAAGAGGCAGTGGGGAATGAATATGATGAAGTTTACTGGTGTTAAACTCCCAGGTGGAGTTGAACTGAATGGCAGACAGATGTATGACGATGCAGAAAAAGATCTAGAAAGAATTATGGAGAAAATGTCAAATACTTATGAACTTCCTCCATTTGATATGATAGGTTGATATTATGGCATTAAATCCATTTTTTCTTCAGGGTTCAAAAACTGAGCAAGGGTTAATACAAGATTTAATTAATGAACAACTCCGAATGTATGGAGTTGAGGTTCATTATATGCCAAGAAAATATATTAGTGAAAAAACCGTAATTAGAGAAGTTATTGAATCATCATTTGATGAATCTCACCCAATAGAGGCATATGTAGAAAATTATGAGGGATACGGGGATCAAACAACAATTTTATCAAAATTTGGCATTCAATCAACCCAAGAAATAACTCTCACAATATCAAAAGAAAGATTTGATGAATATATTTCGCCTTTATTAAACTCTAAACCTAATATTAAACTCAGTAGTAGGCCAAAAGAGGGTGACTTGATTTATTTCCCTCTTGGAGATAGATTATTTGAAATCAAATTTGTAGAACATGAAAAACCTTTCTACCAATTACAAAAAGGTTATGTTTATACTCTGAAGTGTGAACTCTTCAGATACGAAAATGAAGTTATTGATACTGGTGTTGATGAAATAGACGATACCTTACAGGGCACACTTGGCGAGTCTGACGGAGAGCTCTTGGGTGGTGATGCGATGACAACCACGCTCAAACTTGTTGGTGTTGGAACCACTGCAACGGCATCTCTTGGTTATATTGTTGATGGTGGTATTAGACAGATTAGTGTCACAAATCGTGGCGGTGGATATACTTACAATCCAAGAGTTGCTATCTCTTCCTCTCCAGGGGTAACTGGTATTGCAACTGCTGAAAGAATTTCTGGCATTGTTGCATGTGAACTGAATGCAAATCCAGTCGCAGAGTCAATTCAAAAAGTCTTCCTCACAAATCCAGGTTCTGGATATACAGAAGCACCTTCTGTCAGATTTGTTGGAGATGGTGTGGGAGCAGCAGCAACTGCAACAATTGGTGATGGTGTTATTGGTATTGTCACTATAACTGGCGGTGGTTCTGGATATACCACAGCAACAGCACCGGCTGTCACTTTCAGTGGTTCTGCGACAGTATCTGCGGCTGCTACAGTCAGAGTCAGTTCTGCTGGAACAATCAGCCATCTTTACATCACTAATGCTGGTTTGGGATACACTGAGGCACCAACCATCACTATCGCGGCACCA